ATTTTATAGATGTTGTAAGAGGTGATGCGGATGAATATACTGCTTTAGCATATTATGCTGATAGATTATTTGCTTTTAAATCAAAGACATTGTATATAATTAACATATCTTCTCCGTCTCCAGTAAATTGGTTTCTTGAATCCACAGAGAGAGATAAGGGCGTTAATTTTCCCTGCTCTGTGTGGACTGCAAAAAAAGGAGTATATTGGGCAAATTTTAATGGAGTCTTTTGGTTTAATGGAAGCGATATTGTAGAGCTTCTAGACGGCAAAATGACAACAGTAAGCGATATATCTGGGAACAGAATGGTGGTAACTGAAATACCTATCGTTTGGTATGACCCGGAAATAAATTCTTTATTTGTAAAGGCAAGTGCTTATTCTTATGATAATAGATCTGCGTCTATGACTTCGGATAATAAAGGTACTTGGGTGTATAATTTTTCATCTGGCGGGTGGTCTAGAATTAGGTATGATGCTTTTGGAACAGAAACTTTAGAATTTTATTCTAATATTGTTAAAAGTGGTGGAAATAATTTTTATGCAGGTTCCATTACTCAACAGAAAGGCGATGGGAGTTTAGATACCACCTCAAATCAAGGAGAGTTTAGCAATGATTTGATAGCAACAAATGGGTCAATTGTAGCTGATAAGCAGATTCTCAAAACAAAAGATATTGATTTTGGAGACCCATCTAGAATTAAAAAAATTTATTCAGTAACGATAACTTATAAGGCGTCCGCTGCAATGACTACACCTATATCATACGCAACAGACGGTGGAAGTAGTTATACAAATTTTACTGGAAACTTTTCGGATACTGGCGCTGGAACATATGCTGATAATTGGGCAAAGCTAAGGGCAACATTAGCTTCACCAGTTGAATGTCAAAGCATGCAGCTTAAAGTGCAAAATACAGCACAAGGCTCGTTTCAGATAAACGATATTTCAATAGAATATAGAGATATATATAAGAGAGTCTCATGAGTAACGTAGATAGACAACTAAGGAGACTTGAGCATACCAAGCGAGGAGAGGTTTCTGGGTCTAGGAAACAGCCATCTATAAATGAAATGCGTGACGGTGATGAAAGAATTGTTTTAGCTGGTGGAAATACATTAAGAGTGTATCGAAAGGAGTTTGGAAAACTTTGGTACATGGAATTTAACGGAGTTTAATTATGTCAAATTTTGCATCATCATTGGCGTCCCTAAGAGGGGCAACTAGAATAGGCGGTACTCACGGAACATCTCTTTTGAATATAGATGCATATAAAGATTTATTTAGAATAAATAAACTTGTAGCTTCTCTTGGCGAGATAAAAGGTGAAATGGGGAAAGAGTATATAGAAGCAGAGGAGGCGCGAGGAAAAGGCTCGCTTTTGGGTGGTATTATTGGTGGGGGTCTTGGCTTTTTGCTTAGCGGAGGACAACCGTGGGCTGCAGCCGCCGGAGCCGGCGCTGGTACTGGAATTGGGGGCAGGGTAGGACAGCGTAAAGATGTGTCCGATTTAATGGCTCAAAAAAGAGCAGCTGAAGCTGCGCTCGGGTCTTTCAAAGATGTATTTTTTCACTCTTCGAAGGCTACAGAAGCTAAAACATATGGAAAAGATGTTGCTAATTTTGTAGACTATGCTAAAACCAGACTTAAGCAACTAGAAAGAAAAGATATTCTTGCTAATGCTTTAACAGCGCTTTCAGCTACTAAAGCTTTATTAAAGTTTGATCCAAAGGGTACTGGAAAGGCAATTGGGGAACACATTACGGGTAAAGATTATGTTGGGAGTGATGTCATTGGTGGAATAAAAGAATATCTTAAATCTGCAGAACCAAGTGAAGTCACTTCTATGGCTGTAGACCCAATTTTGAGTAAAAAATATACAGGAAGTCAAGCGCTTTTTGACCTTGCTGGAAGGGGCGGTACAGGAACAGAGGTTCCGGGGCTCATACCTATAGGCCCTACGCTTTCAGATATGCTTAACTATGAGGCTGGCAAGCATATTCTTCCAGAACCATTCAGTATTACTCAAATTGGTTACGGAGGGCCGAGTGATTGGCTTGGCAAACCATCGTTGCCTCTTTTTCAAACTGGTATTATTAAATAGATTAGGAGAATAAATTATGCCACATATACAAGGACATGTAACTAGTTCAAACGGAGGTGCAGGAACTGTCGACCAAGCAGATACTACTTCTGGATACCCAACTGATGTTTTATCAGCTCTTGAAGCCATGGGTCTATCTGACTATGCTTATATGTTTAGCGGTGATCCGAGTAAAATAGCTTCTCAACTAGGTTTATCTTCGAAACAAGCAGAAGAATTTTCAAAATATTTGCAACCATTTGGTGGAAAAAGATTTGATGAGTTAATCGGAGGTATCCCGGAATGGCAACAGCAACAAATGCAATTGCTAAAAATGCAAGATATTGACGCGAGAATGGCAGCGCGAGCAGCGCACAGTCTTGGGCTTGAGAAGGCAGGCACACAGAGACAACTTGGAACAGCATCAGCAGAATTAGCCGAGAGGCTTGGGCTTAAAAAGGCTGGATTTCAAAGACAGGTTGGAACAGAAGCAGCGGAGCGTAAACATGGAGCTAGCTTGGAAAGCTTAAGAGCAAGGGCGTTTGAAGATTTTATGGGCGCCAGTCAATTAGGTGGAACTTTTGCTGGTAGTGGGGCAGCTGTGAGGAGAGGCGAGGCTACAAAAGATGTTTTAGGAACTAGTTATGGTGGAATGCAGGATATAAGAGGGGCTACGCTAAGGGAATTGGCAGAATCTCATGGCCTTCAAGCATCTCAACTTGGGCAACAAAAGCAGCAAGAATTAGAAAGATTGGGCAAGGCTTTTGGTTTGCAAAAATCGCAACTGTCACAGACTAAAGAAGATGAATTAAAAAAATTAGGGTTATTGTTTACAAGCGGAAAACAGCAAATAGGTGAGCAAGCCGATGTAAGATATGGGCAGGCATATGGGACGCTTCAGGATTACATTAATCAAGTACTTGGTCTTGGCGCACAATTTTCTATGTTAGACCCTGGCGGAGGTGGAACCGGTGGTGGAGGATATTATGGTGGTGGTGGAAAAACACCTATAGGTACACCTAAAGACCCACCCGATCGGCGATAGGAATGGCACTAAAATCGAATAAGATATTTACAATAATGTTAATAAAAGGTTAGAATAATGGCAAATGGAGATTTAGCAAGAATATTAGCGCATGAAAGCAGCTTGCCTTCTGATGCAAGAAGTCTTTTAAGAGTTTGGATTGACAATGTCATGGACAGTGCCGAGAGGGACAAAGACAGGGCTTGGAAGGATTCCGTAAGGGAGGAGCAATCTAGGGAAAGGCTTCAAGAATGGAATAGAAACGAGACGCGCTATCAAGATTCTTTAAGGCGCCAAGAAAAGGCGGATGCCATAGAAAGCGATTCTATGCTTATCCAGCAGGGGTCTTTAATAAAAAACCTACAAAAGCAAAAAGACTATTTTAAACAACTTGTAGATACCGGAGGATTGCAATCAGAGCGAGGACTAGATTTAGCGAGTTCTAGATTTAAATTACTTGGAGATCAGATATCAACCGCTAACGATCAAATAAATACTCTCGACAATATAGGAATAGAGCAATATTATGTCGATCAAGCTAAAAACTTTTACATGCAAGGAAATGATGTAGCTGCTTTTAATGTGATAGATAATCAGTTAAGAAACAAGTTTAAAGACCCTCAAACTTTAGCGCAATCACAATTGTTGTTAGGTAACATTAAATCAGATCAAACTGCATTAAATAAACTAGCTGGTGTAACAGGCGAGGGTTTTAATCAGGAAAGATTAAGACTGCAGAAGAGTATAGAAAAAAATGAAAATGCGTTTAGAAAGCTATACGAGCTTAAAACCCCATTTGATCCAGATGCCTTGCTTGGCTCTTTTGGGACTGCACTTAAAACTGGTCTAACAGACGCCGGAATAAATATAGCAGATAAAAATCAGTTTCAAAGAATTTTGGGCCCTACTGGGGACTATAGTGAAATAATTCAAGCTTATGAAAATAAGTATATAAAGGGAAAGGATGCTTCTAAGTTTACCGAACAACAAAGAAGTGACGAAATTACCAATATATTAAACACTATAATAAAAAATGAAAAAGTGACTCTTCCCCCAGAGCCAGAATCTGGCGGATGGGAGGATATGGTTCCATCTGTTGGCACGGCTGGTGCTGGATATCTTGCGTGGCAACTCACTAAAGAGCCAATAAAGAAAGCTGGGAAATTTATTTCAGACAAATCAGTAGCAGCTGCTAGGCACGTAAAGTTTGTGACAGGACTTCCCGGGCAAGATATAGTTAAATTTTTAGATGAAGCAGCTATGGATACTCCCGGTAAGCCGGGCCAGATGATGAAGAAGGTTGAAACTTTATTAGATGATATAAATGAGCTTTCTGGTGAAAAGAAAACCAAAGCAAATAAGGCTAAGATGGCTAAGCTTAATCAACAACTTGACGAGCAGGTTAGTAAGGTTAAAAATAGATTTAGAAAGCTCGGTGTTTCAAAAAAGATGAAAGACGCTGATATGGAGAAGCTAATAAGAAACCCAAATAAATGGAGATTAGCTGGCGTTAAAAAGCGTATGATTAAGTTGAGACCGAAAGCAGCTGGCGCTATTAGAGGATGGGGTGTATTTAGTGCAAGTCAAAAAATAGGTGAGGCACTTGGAGACCCAACTGAAGGCGTAGCTACTGGCTTAGGAACAGCGGGAGCAGCAAAAGGAATTAATAGTTTAATCAAGAAAAAAGGTAGTAAGTGGACTTATAATAAACTTGTACCTTTTATTGGTAAGTCATTAGCAAAAAGAGTGGCACAGGGAGCTGCTGCTGGAATATGGACTGGGCCTGGAGCTGTTGCAACAACTACTGCTGGTGCTGCTCTCACAATTTGGGATATATATAATTTCTTAAAAGAAGAAGAGTAATAAATGCCTGAAAAAAATATCTTTGATGTTTTAGCAATGGAAGATGAAGATGAAATAGCATCTCTTAGGGTATTTGGTGAAGACGAAAATGTTGGAGTGCCAATGTCCCCAGTCGGTGGTGCAAGCATATGGGATGTGCTTACATACGAGGAGAAACAGAAGACAAGTGGAGCGAGTTTATGGAATTATATACCAGATTTTATAAAAAGAGGTTATAATGAATCCATAACTGGTATGGCTCAACAGTTGGCTACCGGAGAGGCTCCTTTTGATTTAGAAGATTACGACCCAAGTGTTCTTGGCGACATAGGTGCTGGTGTAATAAGCTTCTTTATGCCTGCTGATATTGCTACATTTGCTGCTGGCGGTGGTATAGGTGGAGTAGCTGCAAAGAAGGCTGGTAAACTAGCTTTAAGCCAGATGATAAGAGCTGGTATTAAAAAGGATTTTGCAAAAGATGTTTTAGAAAAGGGAGCGACTACATTGGCTGGCAGAGCCGGTGTTGCTGCTGGAACCGGAGCTGCAGCTCTTGGCAGTTATAGTGGAATTGCTGATGCTATGGCACAAGAGATAAATACTAATAATATAGATTTCGGTCAAGTTATTAAAGAAGCTGGGAAAGGGGCTGTGTTGGGGGCGATTACTGGCGGAATAGGCGGAAGGGCAGTTCACAAGGGAACAAGCGAATCGGTTCGTATAGCTCAAGAGATAGCATCATTCGGTGTAATTGACCCAGCTTTAGACCTTAGACTTCCCACACCACAGGACTTTGTTCACGCTGGCGGTATGATTCTTGGCATTCGTGGAGCTAATATGGCACTTAAAGTTCCGGGAAGAATAAAAAGAGGTGAGCCTATAATACAACCTCCTGTAAGGGCAAAAGAAGCTTCTCCAGAATTTTTGCAAGAATTTGCAAAGGGAACTCTAAAAGAAAGACAAAAGGGTGAACGCGAAGGACAGGTATGGACTTCCCAAAGAAAGGGATTTGAAAGAGCTGAGATAGTCAAAGAAGATGTAACGGGAGCTGGGTTAAATGTTTTTAGAATTAGAAGCCTTGATTCTAAGAAAAAGAAAACCATCTCACTTGGCAAATCCGAGTTTTTTAAAGAATTTGATTTATATAAAGAAGGAATGTCGCCCGAGGCTCTTCAGAAAAAGAGACTTGGTGAAGTAGCGGGATTAAGCAGGAGGCTTACAAAAGAAGAATACGGATTTGACAATAAGTTTCTTGCTGAGACAAAAAACCAGATCACCGGAAAAAAAGATAAGCGCTCTAAAGACATGACTCCATTAGAACTTTTTAAATATAGAAAAGCACTTCAATATGAGAAACAATTAATTGAGATTAAAAAAGATTTAAAAGCTGGCGGCCTTATGGAGATTCAGCCGGGGAAAACATTCTTTGAAAGGATATTCCCAGAAAAATGGGTACAACCAATGCTTTCCGCAGAGGCAAGGTTAAAGGCCAGAGAGTCACAAGTTCTTGGATTAAATTTAATTCCCAAAGCAAACGCCAAAGCAAAGGAGATTGTTGGAACGTTTGTAGAAAAAGCTATATGGGAAAGCGGTCTTAGGAAATATAAAAAGCCGGAAGAGGTTGCTGATGCCCTAGAGGGTAAGAAGGGTGTAAGTCGAGAGGCTAAAGAAATAGCAAGTAAAATTAAAATTCAGCTTGATGAGGCTTTTAAGATGGCTGAAAAAGCTGGAATAGATGTTGCTGGATATATAGAGGGATACTTTCCGCGAATGATGCGCAAAGAAATACAGAAGATTATATTTGACGACCTTATGCCTTTCCTTGCTAAGAATGAAGCGTTCCTTGAGAAGAAAATATATAAAGCAAAAGATCTGAGAATGCTTAATAAAATTATAGAAAGAGCCCAGACTGCTGGCGAGTTTTCTAAGACTACAAGTAGAGCACTCAATAAATTAGTTAAAGATGGAAAGCTTAGCTACAAGGAGGCTATGGAGGTATTAAGGGAGGATGTATTTGGTGAGATGTATTCTCCGTTTGGCAATCTGGAAAAGAAAAGAAAATTAAAACTTCCATCTGACTTCTACGAAAGAAATGCAAAAGAAGTAATTACAAGATATTTTGATAAGTTTGGGAAAAGAATTGCAAATGCACAAGCTTTTGGTGTAAAGGGAAATAAAGCAAAGGTTTTATTAGAGTCATTACGTCTCAAGAATCCTGCCGAATATAAGGTATTAAAAGAAATATATGGCAACTTCACTGGTCTTTCAAGCGTAGACCCCGCCAGACAGATGTCGGCATCGGCTAGAAAATTAGCTGAAAATATAATGTCTTTTGAATACGCAACAAAGATAGGTCTTGGGTTTGCCACAATACCCAACGTTACACAGACATTGATTTCCACTATGGTTGAGGCTGGCCCTTGGAGAACAGTAAGGGGAGCTGTTAGGTTGCTTGACAGTGGCGTTAGAAAAAGAATAAGAAAGTCAGGCGCCACCCATCACAATGTAATGGATATCCTTCTTGGGACGGATATGGGAATAACAAATCCAAGAAGTATAAAAGATGGTATTAAAAAGGTGTTCACAGAAAAGGGGAGCAGGCTAGCTCATGTTGCAAACTTGCTTGCAACGGTAAGTGGATTTAAGGGAATAAACTATGTAAACCAGCTGCTTGCAGCCTCGACAGCAGAAGTGTATGTAAAAGATTTACACAGAATCGCAAAGAAGCATAAAAAAGGCTCAAGATATAACTGGGCGACAAGAAGTCTTGAAAGGCTTGGTGTGTCGGATTACAAAAAGGCATCATTGAGTGTATCAAATATGGAAAATGCAATGTATAGATTCGCGCAAGAGAGTCAATTGCAGAAAGACATACTTAAAGACCCATTGGCGTTTAATAATCCAAAGCTAAGACCGTTCTTTATTTTTAAAAGATTTGGATATCGTCAGGCTAAATACGCTAAAGATGTTCTTAAGAGAGAGATTCAATCTGGAAACGTTCTTGTTCCATTGAGAATGGCAGCTGGTGGAATGTTCGGAGCTAGTTTTGTTATATGGGCAAAAGATAAACTGATCAAATTTTTAAGCGGTGAAGATGTGGTGCGAGAGGATAAAGAAGGATGGGATAAACTTGTCGAAGCATTTGGCGTTGTTGGCTCAATTGGATTCTTTTCTGATATACTAGAAGCAGAAGATAAGCTGTCTGCTCTTAAGTTTTTTATTACCCCAGTTGTTTTGTCTGATATTGAAAAGGCATACGGTGGAACACAGGCTCTTGCCAGTAATGTTGAGAAATATTTAGATGGAAATTTAGAATCATGGGATGCATTCCAGAGGAGTATCAAGGGCTACTCAGGAATCTTTGGCGGGGTAGTAAGAGAGTGGGCTGAAAGAGCGGAAACTCCCGGTCAAAAGGAAAAGGGAATCTCTGCTGAAAAGGGTAAAATTCGAAGAAAAATATTCGAACTTTATGAAGAGAAAAAATATACTCAAGCATCAAATTTATGGAATAACTGGAACAAGAAAAGACCAAGCAATCCATTGTTTTTTGAAGATATAAACTTGGCTGCCTACATTGTTTGGAAGGCGAGAAAGATGAAGGAAGCGGCTAAACCATAAGGGAAAATTGGAGTGATGGTATGAACAAAAAGACAATACAAGAAATTTTAAACTCATCTATGCCTTCATTAAAGATGCGTTTACCAGAAAGCAATATTGAAACCAATAGAGATTATTATGGTGCGGATAAGATAGATGATTTAATAGATTTAATAAACTATCTATCTTCTTTAGAAAAAGGAAGGTTCGGTCAGGGCTATAAAAAATTAGATTTTTTCAATATGCCAGAAGCTAGTAGATTTGACGAGAGAACAGTTGCTAAGTTGTATGAAGAAGGAAAATTATCTGGCAAAGAATTGGACAAATTGTATGAGGATAGGGATATGGAAACAGCGACTAAGGCTGCTATAATTCTTGATCGGTTTAAACGTGGTGGATATGATTATAAATTTGGAGGAACTAATGTTCCTTTATTAAGAGAAGATTATTTAAAAACTGATGTGAGAAAGGTATTCGGAGATAAAAGCAAATAATGCCTAATCGAGCTGCAAAAGAGCGCAAGAGACGTAGGCGTAAGATTCATATTGAAAATAGGCGAAGAAAAAGAGAATTAAAAAAGGCTAAGAAGGAAGATGCCACCACAGACTAAATCAATACAAGATTTCTACAAGCAACTTGAACTTGATATGCTGTACGCTGGCAAATCTTCTGGTGATGGTTCTAGCTTAGTGCGAGCTATGCAGGGAGCGAGAAGATTACAATCTATGCCTCAAGGTGGCGCAGTTACTCCGCTTCTTCCTACTGGCCCTGTTGATTTAGCTTTAGAGACTTTACTTACTGGAATGTCATATTCTAAGGGAGTAGACCCAAGACTAGCTATATTAACTGGATTGGCTGCAGGTAGATATGGAGGTAAAATTAAAGATATGGCTGTATCTGGAGCTAGAAAAGGCGCTGGAAGAGTTCTCACACAAACATTTCCTATTGGCTATGATGTTTCTATGAAATCTCGTGAGTTGTCAAAGCTTTTGGGGACTCCTTTCGGAATAGGTAAAATTATTAAAGATGAACCTCTTTTATTTACTAATTGGGGCGTGCGGGCGAAAGGGTACGGCAGTCAAATGCGTGGAAGAGAATTCCCTTTTAGAAAAATGTTTGGACTTAAGCCAAGATGGGGTTCTGAAAAACTTTACAAAATTAACAAAGATGGAACTTACTCATTTAGTAAAATGGATAAGCAAGGAGAAGAATTAAGAAATTATGTCAAAGAAGATATTGTATATGGGACAAGCGATAATCATCCTGTAATGGGTGGATATAGCGCAAAAGATAAGTTTACTGTTAAGAAAGGTGTGCCTGGAATTACAAGATCATATGAGGATAGATGGGATTTTGATATAAATCCCGGGGAAAAGATGGGCATAGGTAAAACACTGCTTACAGAAGGGCAATCTCTTGATCCAAAGACATACATCGCCAGATACTTGGCTAGTAAAGTTGGTAAACCGATAACTATAAAAGGTAAGGCAACTCTAAGGGCTGGAGATCCAATTTCACCTACGAGAGAACCAGACCCCTCGGTAATGGCAGATGTTCCGATTGATCCATCAGGTTGGGATTTTAATCAAGCAGTTCTTAATCAAATATCAGATAAAAGAAATATTCCAAGTCAAAAATGGTTTGACAGCTACGTAAAAACTGATCGAGCTGGTGCAAAAAGATTAGCAATAGAATTAGAAGAGCTCTCTGATAGGCCATGGTATATGAACATTGATAGAAAGAATGATGTATTAGGTTCTTTAAATAAACTCGAATTTTCTTTAAGAAAATATAAAGATTGGTAAAAGGTACATAAATAAAATTAAAAAGGAAAAGAGCGATGAACCCAGAACTGCTACAAATATTAATGCAAAGCAATCAACCCAATCAAACCCTAGGTTCGTCAAAAACTATAGACGATATAATAAATTCAGCTAATATCGCGGAATTTCTTTCCGAAGCTATGTCTGACAAAACAAATGTGGAGTCTAAAAATAAAGAAATAAAACAATTACCTCCGGGAAGAAAAGATATTGACATATTTATGGAGACAATGTTCCCAGATATTTACGAACAATATAAAATGAATATGCTCGAAAAAAAGATTATTGACTTAGCCAAAGAAAAGCCGTCAGAAATGTAATTAGTAAGATTCAACATTATATTCTCGTTGTTTCTTCATGCGGAGGCGGGTTTTCTTCTTTTCCCGCCTCTTTTTTTCCGATTTCTTTTCGTAGTATCTTCTTTCCTTCAGTTCTTCCAAAACACCGCTATCATTAAATGCCCTTTTAAAGCGTGTAATAAGCCGTTGAACGCTTTCATTTTTCTTTTTGGACACTTGTATTGGCTTGGCTTGAAAAGTTTCTAATTTCATCCTAATTCTTCCATTTCTAATTGTTTCTTTTCTACCTCATGACTTGTTGCTGATTGTAGGTCATCGAATAGTTTACAGCTATCACCAGAATAACCCACTTCTACTGACCCGGTAGTTCCGTATCTATTCTTAGATACCACTAATTGAAGTTCATTCTCAGTCCATATACGACCATTAGAATCTTCTTCACCATACCTTGATATATATGGATAGTGAGTGAAGGCTACTATTTCAGCATCTTGCTCTAAATTCCCGGACTCGGCAAGGTCTGATAGCCTTGGTACTGCATCTACCCTATATTCAATATTCCTATTTAACTGAGAAACAAGAACAATACACATATCTTCTGATTTTGCAAGCCACTTGTATTGCTTTGTGGTCTCGCCAATCTTATGCCTTAAGTCTCGCCTGTCATTAGAAGGGTATTCAATTAATCCTATGTGGTCATCTATCACAACATCTGGTTTAATGTTTTTGATTTCGTGAAAAGTATCTGATATGGTTCTTATATCATCATACATATAAAGTTTTCCAGTGTAGTTTTCGTGTATAAAATCCATCGCTTCGTGTACTTTTGTTTTGCTTGACGGTACACCGTGCCTTAAATTTCTATATGACACAGTATCTCCTTCCATGGCAATAAATTTTTTCATCATTTCTGTATTAGGCATCTCTCTATTAAACATAGCAACCCTATATCCATCAAGCACCAGATTCCTTGCTATGTTAGCTGCTACTGTTGTCTTTCCGTTGGCTGGCCTTCCAGCTATGATTGTTATCTCCCCTCTTGTCATACCAGATATTACTCTATCAAATTTAGGGATGCCAGTTTTTATATTTGTTTTTCTATTAAAAATAGATTCACGAGTTTCTTCAAGCAATTCTTCCATGCTAAACTCTTTTGATGGCTGTAGCTTTATAAGATTGCCTATAAGGGTATGCGACTCATTAAGAAGATCGCTTATATCATTCGAGTTATCTTCTGTGAGTGCGCTTAATTTTTGAGAATATCCTCCAAGCTTGCGCCTAAGCCAGTATCCGTGTAGCATTTTAGCATAGTACTCAGCACTGGATGGTGTAGCCTCCGATGTTGCTATCTCGGTTATGTCATAGGCTATTGTCTTTGATATATTTTTCTTTTGTGGAAAGTTATGCAATACGCTTACTGCATCTATAGACTCGCCTCGGTCGTTTAATTTTAAAATTGTATTCCAAATATTTCTGTGAAATTCATAATAGAATACGCTTGGGTCTTCTATCCACCTTTGAACCAAGTCTATATTCTCCGGTCTTATCATCAAAGAGCCAAGCAAAGCCTTTTCGGTGGAATCACTGTACAAACAAGCTACCCTGCCTTTCTTTTTCTTCTATTCTTTTTCTTGCAATATTATAATAGTTACTATCTATTTCAGAACCTATATAATTTCTTTTACTGCCCATTGCCGCAATTGCTGTTGTGCCAGAACCTATGAACGGATCGTATACAGTATCACTTTCAAACGAACTCTTACTTATAAGATACTCTATAAGGCCTTCGGGCTTTTGTGTCGGGTGCAGTTTGTTCCCGGTTCTCGAGAATCTTAATATGTTTGGGTCTCGCCCACCGTTAAGCAGTCTTCTTCCCTTCGTTGCGAATAATATCATTTCATATTTTGGCGCATAATCGCCAAGCAAGTCGCCCATACTGGTGTTATTCTTTTCCCATATAAGTATATTTTTAAGGACAAAATGTTTTTCTATGCTGACTTTAAACCTATCTACCCGATGAAAAGAGCAGAACATATACATATGGGAATCTTTGCCAAGTATTCTATATGCTTCCTCTGTCCAGTCGTCAAGCCAATCGAGGTCATCATCCCAATGTATGCTATCATATCTATCACTCCTATGATTGCTCCTGAAGCTCATGCCATATGGAGGATCGGTTACTATTAACTCGATAGACTCGTCTTTTATATTCTTCATTGTGTCCATACAGTTTTCATTATGTATTTTATTAATCAATTTTTGGTGGTATTCTGTCAAGCGATTTCCTTTCGTATTCTCTTTTCAACCCATAGGCAGAATTCTCGTTCTTTATCATGCCGATAAGATATCTTATTCCGCGCCCTTGAGCGTAATGCTTCTCTTGGCAGTATTGTCTTATAATTTTTCTTACTACAATATCTCTTACTTCTGAAACTTCAGATAAGAATGAAAATATATCAACATCATCAACCGGGAGATAGCGCTTAACACTTTCAATCATATCGTCTATAAGAGAAAGAGTAAGCTTATCTCGCGAAAGCCTTATTTTTTCTATTCTCTTAAGATAAGATGTCTTCTTTAGCCTACCGCCACAGGTCGGACACACTTTGGGCATATGCTTTTCTCCAATGGTATGTTTATAAACATTGATACATCATAATATTCGCAATCAGCCGACTTCCCGATAGGTGACCAAGGCTTAGAACAGCTTGGGCATCTTACTGGGGACGCAGAGATTCCGGATTTCTTTCCAGTTGTCTCAAGTTCTATCATGTAATCAAAGTCGAACCATTCCTCGTCAAAGTAGGAAACAAGGGTTTCCATTTGAGCTAACCATCTCCTTCTGTACAGTGGATTTAGAACACCTTCTTTTGAATGGTTTCTTTTTCTGCTATTCTTTTCTGGTGTTATTTCTGCGCTTGGAGATATTTCACCATTTCTAACCATCTCTCGAAATTTTGGATCACGAAAACCTCCCCGCCGTCCTCTTTTACGATTTGTACGTCCACTTCTTTGCTCGGTTTTAACCATTTTGCTATCTTCTTTCTTGTTTTGCATTGTGCTTTATAATCTTCTATCTTAACGTCAACCTCTTGATGCTCGCCTATTGATCGACCATCAGATGCCCACGCTCTTACGGCTTTAAGCTTATGAGATTTAGCAATATTTACACATAATCTCTCAAAGCGATTTCCCTTAGCCTTACTTTTGCTTGGCATATTTAAATCCCCTCATCTTTCTCTTGAGTATCTTAGCGCATCCATTACATATATCATCTGCAATCTTAACTTCTCTGCTAAATTCTTTATGACCGCAAAGCATAATTATTTTTTTTAGTTTTCTCATCTCTCGCTATACCAGTAAAGGCCCAATATGGTAAGGATTGAGCCAATCAACATACCTAAAATAAATTCAGCCATATCAATCTCCTTTCTTGTATCTTTCTTCTTCTGAAGTGCCGCTCATAAATTCTTTTTCCATCCATTTCTTTCCCGAAGTATCCATAGAATCGTATCTCTGATAGCAGGGAATACACATTACGTAGTTATGAGTCACAGACAAAACTGCGGTGTATTGCTTCTTCTTTTTGCCACACAATGAGCACTTATCTAAAAAATTATGTTTTTTCATTCCATCTATTTTCAATTTTTTCTCCTTTTTCACTTATGTATTTTACTATTTTTTCTGTATCTCCATTCATCTCTATATAATTTTCTAAAAGAACACCAAGGTGCTCTAAGTAATCCCTATAATATACAACTAAAGACTCAAGGAGAGATAACTCATCTATAAGTTCCTTATATGTCTTTTTGTTCTTCTTTGTTTTAGCCATCACGCCACCTCATTTTTATATAAGTTTCCAAATTCATCATCAATATCCATATTAGTGGTTTTAATTGGAGCGCCTGTTAATATCATTGTTTCTTGTTCAGAAATATCAATCCACTTTACCTGTTCCACATATAGCTTTTTTAATAACCACTCTACCTCTTTAATTGGATAATCACTTTGTTCTACAATCCACTCTGCTGTAATTTCTATTTTCTTTTCCAATGTCAAATTATCCATCATTCCACCTCACTTTCTATTGCACGTCTCAATTCATCATCAACTTCAATGAGATATTTTTCTGCATCAACCGGAACCATGTTATTACTGATAAAAACTCCTATACGTTTTTTACCTACTCTTAGAAATGCCTGTTTCTTATTCTTTGGGTGTATATAGAATCCACCATCCACCCTATAGAATGTTCTTGGCACGCCATACGTTTCGTAAGTGTGTTTTAACCATTTAATCATTTTATTTCTCCTTACTTTCATCTTCTTCTTCTTGTTTGGGTTGTTCACTTCCACAAGATGCACATACCTCGGTCATTTCTGCTAACTCTGACCAAGAATGGCTTTTTTCATTATCAAATTCCTTTAATAGGGTTCCTTCATTACAGTCGCACATCATTCCATCTCCTCATTTTATTAGTAAAATAAAAGGACTGAGGTTGGCAAGTCTAACCAGAGCCTCAGTCCCTCTATACACGAAGAAAATTAGTTTGCCAACAAGTCAATTAACACTCAATCGAGTCAAGCCACCACAGACCATAAAGACCTTTCTTAGTTTGCATTGAGTGATTAATTTTTATTCTTCCTGTAATTTGAATATCTTTTTCTTAATCTGAATATAATCTTTTTATCTTCTCGTTCACTTAATTCGTATATTGGTTTCTTAGGAGCAACCTCCCGATGAGCTTCACACATGGTTTCGATTCCTAAATCCCAACCCATGAGATCGGTCATTGATTCTTCTATTTTAATCCAATCTTTTATCTTCATTTAATTCTCTTACATCAAAGCCGAGTCTCGTTGCTTTGGCGCAAACCCAATCACAAAAATCTTCTACATCTTTTTCAGTCATATCTTCTGACTTTTCTATTCTTACCCTTTTCAATATCGGCTCGTATTCTTCTAATTCTTTAAATTTTAAATTACTCATTTTTCCTCTTAAAAATATGAAAGGGCTTGGCATATAGGAACAGTGTGTAATGTCAAACCACACCATTTTGTCAGCTTTTTATACATTTTGCTGCCATCGAGGCGTTAATTCGCTGTCCGTAAGGAGCAACCAAGCCCCCATCTATTGCAATGTTTTAGAACGGCAATTCTTCTACCTGTTTCTTGCCACCTTCCCAAGCGAACAGCATAGCAGCCTTAGGGGTTACCCTCTCTTCGCCATCTGCATCAGTCCATGTTTCATGATAGACCTTTGCTATAACTGGAGTACCAACTATATCACTTTCATCCAATTCTGGGAGGTAAAACTTGCCATCCACTTCTTCCATATTCAAGCCAAAACTATTCACAAGTTCCATATAAGCCCTATTTGACCCCATATTTTCGCTTAATTTGGGGTAATCACGCTTACTTGGTTTCTTGAATCTGAAGAATCCTTTTGAACGAAAATCTCTACCAACAAACGTGGAGCCACTTATGACCTCACCATTATCATTATGATATTCCATATCTTTATTTTCGTCTGCGACCGTGAATATAACCTCGTAGATGTCGGAAAGAAACTTGCTTTTTACAACTATGTTTCTTTTGATACTCAAGGATTTTACGTGAGCTTTATATTCGCCCTCCGGCATTGGCCCAGAAAAATCTTGTTTCGGGTCATACCAAGAGTCCTCACCGCTTCCGCCCTCAAGTATTTCTTTAACATCAGCCATTTGTTTTCTCCTGTTGTTCATTAATTAATTCATCTATTCTTCCCAGAACTCTTTTGAGATCTGGCTTTACCACTTCTCCACTGATAACGCTTTGCATTATCTTATCTTTCCACTCTTCCGAAAGACCCTCCATTTTTTCTTCCAATATTTCCACATCATCATCGGATAGTGTTAGGTCTTGCTTCCTGTAGATATCATCAGCTATATTGCCGAGTCTATTTACGGCTCTCTTGAATCCATTCGTGTTGGCGCTTGCTATATTCTTGTCTACATCGACAACATTATCAGCCGTATGTGGCTTACCACGCTTGAACTGGACTCTCGCTGAGCCGGGTGAAAAGAATTCTCTTACCACTCCATTATCTTCAATTCTTAAAATACCAGAAACGATTACCCATTCCGAACCTAAGAACTGAACAGGGTTATCTCCGGCAGGAGACCAAGACCAAATCGGATACTCTTTTGTAAGTTCGTTTCTCATGTACGCTTCATCTACATAGTCAAATCCATCTGGTCTGGTTTTTACATACGCTTTAGGCGTACTTCTCTGTGAAATGTTTTTATGCTTTGAAACAAGCGACTCCTCCAATGTGGAATTTGTTGTTTTTGCAATAGCATCTTTTTTCTTAGCCAATATTTATCTCCTTAAATTTGTTATTAACATATGGACAGACTTCTCTTGCATCACAATAAAACTCACATTTTTTACCACCCCAAGTTTCCTCTTCGCTGCACATTTCTGGCAATTGATTCAATGAAAGTGCCTTCAAAAGCGCATCTCTCTTTGAGGCGAACTTCTCTTTTATGTGGTCATTGTGTATGTATGGAACATCTATTAAATATATTTTGTTTTCTACACCCCTGTCTCTCGCTACTTGAATCCCACCATCCCTAACGGTTATCTGTATATACATATTGTTTACTTCTTTTCCCCGCTTCTCGAGCATATACCTGTAACAGTTTAACTGCCATTCCCAGTCTCCAAGATCAGCCTTTTCTGGATTCATCCAAAATCGCTTAACTTTCTTCGGGTCTCCCTTTTCTCCCCACTTACCCTTTCTCTTGTACACAGCACCCGATGGGTCATCCTCTAAATAAAAATCTAAACCAAGCGCCTCCGATACCTTGTATGAACCTGCATTTTTATAATCAATAAGGGATTTACTCTCTTCGTCATAAAGGTCTACTATTCCAGTAATATCCATTCCCTCAAGTTCGATTTCTGCCGACTCTTTATCTGCATTTTGTTCAAGTCTGGCATGATGTAATGTTCCTGCGAGTGCAAAGGCGTGCTCCTGCGGGTCAATAAAATATTCTTCTGTTCTTTTCAAGTAAGCCTCGCATGTTCCTGTGAGACACTCCGTGACCGACGGCTTTCTATTTGGGTCTCTTTGCTTTGCAAGCTCCTTTAGCATAGGTATAACAATCCCCATTCTTTCGAGGTCGAGCTTACCTTTCTCAAATACATCTTCAAATTTTATGTTTTCACCGTCTGGGTATTTAAATCCTACTGCTGGCATAATTTCCCTTTTTTAATTATTTATTCGCAATAAATATAA